TGGCATGCCGTCCTGGTCTCGATCAGCTGCATGCGGCGGCCGATCGCCGGCTCCTTTCTTCTCTATGAATTCGAAGCGGTCGACTACGATGTCGGTGGTGTACCTGGTGACGCCATCCTTTTCGTACGAGTCGTATTTAAGCCGGCCCTCGAGCAAGATCCTGTGGCCTTTCTTAAAGTACTGCGCGATGTTTTCTCCCTGCTTGCCAAAGGCTACGCAGCGATGCCACGAGGTCTCGTCTTTCTGCTGGCCACTCTCTTTATCTTTCCAGGTGCGGTTGGTTGCCACGCTAAGCTGCACGACGGCCGTGCCTGACGGCATGTATCTGACGTCAGGATCCTGGCCGAGGTTGCCCATGATGATTACTTTGTTAAGGCTACCCATCGTTGCTTGTCTCCTCCGGAAACGGAATATCTATTTTCGCCATCTCTTCATTGATGCCGGCATGGAATAGATGTAGCTTGTGGTCGCCCTCTGGAGTCGGCACCCTGGCGCTCGAGATGTACTTGATGTCTGCATCCATCATCGGGAAGTCTTCGCCAGTGTTGACCATGACAAATTCGTGCGTCTCTTCCTGGTCGGTCTCGATGATCAGGCACCATACGAAGACAGCCACCTTCGTTTGCTGTTGGCCTTTCGATACGACGATCGCAGAGTCTTGGAATAGCTGCGCATCGAACTCCAGACAATCGACCAGGTGACCCTTGACCCTGATGGCGAAGTGCTTCGAGTTCGGCACCGGCACCTTCATCACTCGGAGCGCGCCCTCGCTCATCTGACTGACAGCCTGGTCTCGCCCTTCACGGTGATGCCATGCTGCGCGATCTCTTCGGCGTCCGGGTTCTTCTCGTGCCAGTCCCTGGCCAGTTCATTGAGCTTCGACTGCGAGAAGGTGACCAGGTCTGGCGGCAGCTGGCCCTTAGCGATCCCGAGGCAGGCGTGCAATACGTTATCGACCTGCCCCTTCCAGACCAGGGTGGCCACGCTTGCGGCGCCTGTCAGTTCACCTCGGCCGATTGCCGGCTTGTGTTCCGGCTCCGGGGTCTCGGCTGCCATGTTCAGGATGGCTTCGGATGTGGCTGCCTCGCCTGACTCTTCGGCCTCCTCCGCGGCGGCCAGCGCAGTGTCCTCCGCTTCCTTGCGCTTGCGCTCGTTCTCTTCCCGGATCCGCTGTTGCTCGGCGCTGTACCAGAGGAGCATTTTGGTTTTGACTGACTCGTCGGCTTTGTCGAGGATGTCTCGGACCTTTTTGAATTCGGCATTGATAACGCGCACCCGGCCGCCGTACGGATCCACAAGCTCCTTCCGTTTGTCCTCGAGGCGCTTTCGGATTCCGGAGACGACCTTGCGGTAGTCGGTCCCGGTCTCGTAATTTTTCTGGGTTTCGATCTCGGCTTTGTCGGCCTGCGCAAGTAGGTCATTCGCTTTGGTCGTCAGGTCGGTGATCGTCACCGCCAGGTCCGCTGTCGACACAATCAATTCTTGGCTCATTTTTATAATTCCTCATTCGATATTTCCAATTGACATAGGCCTCGGTGTTCTGGGCCTCGGTGTCGATTCGCTCCGCACTGAAGGCAGCCTCCTGTGCGATGGTCATCGGTTTGAGATTCTTAAAATAACTGAGGGACTCCCTCTGCGTTTTGGACGACCGCGTGCTGGAACCTGGTCCCTGCTTTGAGATGTTCATTGAACTCCCCCGCCTTCGATCTGAATCGCGCAATCCAATCTTCGCTGCGGTGTTGCAGCAGCGTGTGCAGTTGCTGTTTCGCAATCGGATGTCGTGGATCGTAGCTCACAAAGATGAGCAGGTCCTGCTCGGGCGAGCACTCCAGCTGCAGCTGGGTCTGATCGACGTGCCACTTACCCATGCCGTAGCGGATGGTCTTGGCGTGGTTTCCTTCTTTGCCTGGGCATTTGATCTCGCCTACCCAGTTCTCGGTCGTGTCGGTGAAATCTATAGAGACACCGAAGCATGGAAATTCGGGGTGCTCCTTGAAGCCAGGCGAGTAGATGATGTCGGAGTTTGTCCGCATCTGATAGGCCTTGGCAGCCTCGAGTTCGTGCGCGGATCCCCAGCGCATGTAATCATTCTGCTGTAGTTGTTCACGTTCGAACTGGTCGGCGATCTGCTGCTGCGACCAGGTCAATTCATCGGCAAGCTCGTCGAGCAGGCGGTTCAGTTCATGCGGGTTGCCGAGGTTCGCCATAAACCTGGTGATCCTGTCGGACCCGGTCGCATGGCCGATGCGGTCACCGAACCATTCCACGTTTCGTTGCTTGTCTTCGAGCGCTCCGAATTTAGCCATTGTCTCTCTCAAAATTGGGAATGTCCGTTAGGTCCGTGATCAGGTAGTGCGACTCGTTATAGATCGCGCCTCTGATGCTGTGCTCCACCAGTTGGTAATTTCTTTTGCACCCGCCTTTCTGAGTAAAGCCCTGAGAACTAGCGCCTATGATTTTGCCGTTGCCTGCTACCAGTCGCCATCGATATTTGTGATCGCGATCTTTATATAGTTGGAGTTCAGTCAGTCCGTGCATCGCGTTTACTCATTAAGGCTGCCTTCGATTCCACGTCGGAAGCTATGTCGGTAAGCTCAGGCAGCGTGAGGCCGTAGTCACTGGCGTACACATGGGTGGCTTGCTCCGCTGTCTTCAGATCGTAATACGCGACCGCCACTAGCAGCTGGGCATGGCAGTCTTTGAACTTGCCGATCGGAAGCTCTTCCATCACCCGGCATTCGAATTTTTCGTAGACTCGACTGACGCGCATGCGCGCTCGTTTGCACAGCACGCGCAGCTGGTTGGCCTGCTCTTTGTTCACCAGTTCGACTGACTCGCCGACGATCGCCGGCTCGTCCGGATCCTTGTACTCCTCCGCAACATTGGATAGATGGATCGCACGATCGAGTCGCTCGTTGCCACCAGGCCACTGCTTTCTGCCCCTCTTGATGGCGGTCTTGACACACATTTCCTGGAAATCGGTAACCCACGGCCCGCTCGGTTTTTTGCTCTTGTCCCGTGGGTTGTAAGCTTCGGATTTGTCCCTGGCTTTCTCGATGTCATCGATCGGCATCCAGGTGACGTGGGGCACTGGTGCGTGCTTGACGTAGGCGATGCAGTAGGCGCCGATGATCTCGCCCATATCCTCGAGCTTCTGCAGCGGATCCGTGTTGTGGATTACGGTCGGGTTCGTGCCGCGGGTGATGGTGAAGTTGCCGAGCCGCTCCTCCTCCTCATAGACGGCCGCGGCCTGGACCAGGGTGACGAGGCCGCCGTCTGTCGCGAGCTTGATCAGCCCTCGGTAACCCGGATCGAAGCAGCAGATCACATGGTTGCCCTGCCTTCGGGGGATAAGGAAGCCATGCTGCAGCACTGGGTTCAACGAGAGGCCGATAGCCGCGACATTGATGACGGCGTCCTCTATGGTCTGGGGAATGCAACGCTGCATGTAGGGGCTACGTCGCATGATCTGAAGGGCATATCCAGCCTCCTCCTGGTAGCGGACCAGGTTGCCCATCGGGCGGGCTATTTTCTCGAAGGCGGGCTGGACGTGGGCGATGGCCTTCTCGACCACCACCATGGTATTTTGCTCAGCCATTGTCGCTCCTTATTCTTGTTACCCTCGACAGCAAAGATACAGCACACCACCGCATAGGGCAACACGGAATTGATCTCTGCTGGGGTATCAGATAGATTGGATTCCCGAGGGTAACAGATCAATAAAATTGGGCGATCAGGTGGCAAATAATTATCCGTATTTCCCTTTCTATGTTTCGGATTTCGACGGCGACACTCGGCACATGTCGGTCGAGTCGATCGGTATCTACATCCGCCTGCTGATCTACCAATGGATCAATGGGAGGATCCCGGCTCACTGGCCGATGATGATCAGGATCGCTGGCTGCGAGCCGGAGCAGTTCATGACCTGCTGGGAAAACGAAATCGGCTCGTGCTTCGAAGAGATGGACGACGGCCGTGGCCTGGCGTATCGAAACAAGCGGCTGCAGATCGAGCGCGAGAAAGTACTGGCGGCCACCGAACAACGTCGCCGGGCAGGCAAAAAGTCTGGGGAGTCACGCCGAAAATCCTCCAAGAAACAACAAGATCGAACGAGCGTTCAGCACCCGTTCGAACGGGAGAGCAACGAGACGGCAACGATCCAGAGCCATAACCATAACCAGAGTAAAGACAAACCAATAGATCGATTCGAGGAATTCTGGCAGACCTACCCGAAGAAGGTCGGCAAAAAACCATGTTCGGCAAAATGGAAAGCGCGACGGTTAGACCGTCTTGCTGATCAAGTAATCCAGAACGTCAAGGATCGCATCGAAGGCGACAGTCAGTGGCTCCGAGGCTTCGTGCCAAACCCGCTGACGTTCATCAACCAGGACCGGTGGGACGATCCAATCCAGAAGGAAACCGCTGGTGAAAAAGCTCAACGAAATCGTACCGACAGCTTCGAC